ACTTGAAGAACCTGCTACGGCTGCTTGATCCGCACCGACGAGCATAAATTCTGCATCACGCTTGATGGATTTCAATGCTTTGCCAAGTTGATGTGCAGTTTCCTTCGCACGACCATAAGTGCCAACAGCATCTGCAGTTGCAGAAACTTGGAATGCTTTGGTCAGGATCTGAGTATTATTTGTGCGTTCAACAGCGTCTGTTAGTGTCGCCATTGATGCTGATGCACCTTCAACTGCCGCATTAACTCCGGCTGCTGCCAAAGAATCCTCAAGCCAAGAGAATGTCCGAGCAGACACTTTCTCGTCTTTGAACATGGTCATGGCAGGTGTATCGAATGGCGTGATATCGGTTATAATGTCTGCCACACTCTCTTTTTTCCCTACCTGATCGTAGGTTGTATAAGTAGTCATTTTTAAGTTTCCTTAAAGTTAGATAAGATTGAAGTGGAAAGACTAACTTTCCCAACGTGCCATTAGGGCATCTGCAATGTCATCCATACCACCGCCGTACTTTGGATTATTTCGAAGTTTTTCCTGCGCCCTCTGGGCATTGGCCTTCTTAATCTGAGTTTTGGTAGGTGGGGATTTCTTAGAACTCAAAACTTTGGTCTTCTTTGTCTTTTTAGTCACTTTTGCTTTAGCCTTCTTTGATTGGGCCGTCGCTTTAGTTTCATCATAAAGACGAGCCTTGTTTAGCAACATGATCACGTTTGGATCTGTGTACTGATCTACTTGGTTTTGAGGTAGGCCGTTTTTGACTGCATACGTCCTGATGTCGTTATACATCTCGTTGCCCCAGTCTGGAATTGTGTCCTCTAGCACACGAATACAATCTTTCGCGGCTGCTTGGACTGCAGACTGTTGCTTCGCTTGCATATCTTGCAGCAAGGCGTTGCTTTCTTCTTCGAGGAACTTTACGTCCTCTTCGGCCTGACGCGCATCCTGCCTCAGTTGGGCAAATGTTTCAGTGTCCATCTGGGACTGAGCAATCATCATGTCCATATCTGCATATGGCTTCAATCGCTCCTGAGCGCGTTCTAAGAGTTTCTGATATGACACCGTAGTCCTCACAAAGTTTTCATCTGTGGTTTTACGTTGTTCGGCTAAGTCTTGAGACTTTTTAGTGAGAGATGCTTCTTGACCTGCAAGCCGCTTCAAGTCTTTAACGGATACCTGTTTGGTTTCACCGTTGACCTTGATTTCGACAACTGTATCGTCCGAGGCGACTTCCACTTCTTCAGTGGTATCATCGTCCTCTTCGTCCTCATTGTCGTCTTCTTCGTCTTCGGTATCTTCCTCTTCATCAGGGTCCGCTTCGTACTCTTCGTCGTCTTCGAGTTCTTCTGCTTCCTCAATTTCAACTTCTTCTACGTCTGTCTCATCGACGTCTTCAGTTGTTGCCTCCACTTCTTCGTCTTCAGATGGCTTTTCAGCGTCTTCCCAACGATTTAGGATGGCGTCAGCCGCGTCACTGAGATCCAGTGCGCGAGGTTCAGATTCGGTCTTCTGCACGTCTGTCATGGTGCTAGTCCTCTTCTTGGCTAGTGTCGCCGTTCTCTTTGATGCTATCTCGCACCGCGACTTTATGTTTAAAATGGTTCACCACGTCTACAAGTGCGCGATAGTGGCGATATGAAGTCTCACGTCTTTCATGTTCGTGAGGTTCTGTGTTGACGAATGCTTTGAAAGCCTCGTCTACTAATTCATTTACAGTGGCGTTGAATGCCGAGGATCCTAAGATTTGCTCGACCTCATCGCCTTGCTGAATCATTTGCTCTTCTTGTGTTGTCATAGTTCCTTTATCCATTAGGGCTTGCTATTGCTCGGACATCTTCAGCATTTCTAGCGATCTCAAGTTCTTCGAGGTTCACCATCTCTTTATGCTGTTGTTGGCTCTCTTGGAGATCCATCTTGTCCGACTTGAGGGCGTAATCTCTCTCTGCCTTGAGTGCATCAAGTTCGAGTTTCATACGACCAATCTCTGCTTCAAAGGCTGTCTTTTGTTCGGCAACCTGAGTTTGACGATCCGAGATCTCAAGTTGCTTCTGCGCCATTTGCATTTGCATCTGTTGATTTGGATCTGGTTGTGGTGGTGGGATCATCTTCGGATCTTTCAAGAAGTCAGCTACGTTCTTGATCCCAGACATATCGAGGATCTTAGCAAGCATCTGATGCTTCTGTTCTGGTCCGTACATTTGACCTAAAGTTGGGTCCTGAGAGAACAGTGAGTGAAACATCAGATGCTTAGTGATCTGCGTCTCCTGTTCGCCGTAGCCGAGGTTGAACTCAACCATAACGTCACGCTTGTCTGCCCATTGTGCGGGTGTGATATTCACATACATTCCTGCTAACTCAACGATCTTCTCTTCTGTCTCGTTCTCTACGCAGATCTGGTAGACCTTGAGAAAGAGTGGTTTCAAGAAGTTGTTGGCGAAGTTTCTAGCAATGATCTTTTGCCTTTGTTGGCTCATGCTTGCTAGTTGTTCGACCATCGCAGCCGAATTTTGGTGACTGATGGCGTCTTTGTTTAATCCCTGTGACAATCGAGAGACGCCACTTGTATCCTCTTTGTCTTGATCCAACATGCTTATCGTTTGGAACACAAATGGATTGAGACTTGCTTGAGGCATTGGGTTGATTGCGTCGGGCCTAGTCACATTGACAATGCCGCCAACGCGATTGTCGATAAGTTCGCGTGGGTTAGTAAGACCGCCTTTAACGACTGTATATCTAGGGTTGTTAGTGACCATAGCGTGGTCGAGGATGGAGCGTGTTAGAACTGTACGTGCATTCTGTATCGCCACTAGTTTGTCTGCAAAGTTGTTACCATGGAAGGCGTGTGGAATAGGTAGAGGAACAAAAGCCACGAATGGCAATCTTTGGACCTCTTCACACTCCAACATTGTACCACCGGACTTAACTATACGATAAAGAGAACAAACGCCCTCTCCATACTTATCAAGTTCCATGAAAGCCTCGACGACAGTCACCTGTCTAGACATCTTCTGGCTGCTGTTTGTATTAAAACCTCGGTCTGCACCGATCTCGTTAAAACGCGATAAGATCTCTGGGTCATTGTCGAAGTCATTATCTTCGTCATTGATGTCCATGACCACATCTTCGTCATAGCCCATCTCGATTAGATCTGAGAGTGACTTCTTGGTTCTGTGAGCCAGAAACATAGCACTGTCTAAAGATTTACATTGAGGCTCAATGAGGAACTCTTCCGGAGCAACGGCTTCTATTTTTACCTGTGATGCGTCTCTGTAGATCCGAAGTTGACCATTGTTCATTCCGTATTCGTCTGTCTCGACCTCTTCGATCTCAGTCATCTCATCTGCTAGACGCATGTCCAGTTCTTCTTCTGTGAGATCCTCAATGTCTTCAAGGTGGCTTTCAGTCCTCTGATCCCAGTAGACTTTACAGATACCTGCCCTTGCAATCAGTCCATCGTGAATCACTGTCTGCATAGTTTCGAAAAGATTATTTTGCCGATGGAGAACGTAGTCTGTGTACTCTGTGCAGACTTCAGCCATCTTTACGTCGTCCACATTTTGAGGAGCAAAGCGAAGAGTTTTGTTACCTGTGCTAAAGGTCTCCAGTAGTGCAGCCTTCATCGACTCTACAGCATCGTAGACGTCCTGCGAAACGTACTTAGAGTTTCCGTCGTGTGCAGGTTTAGGTAGATGGGCTGAGTAGTAGTCCATAACCTTTTGCCGCTCTTTCGACAGTTCACTATCGTAGTAGCCTATTGATCGTCTCAAGTTCTGATCGACTATTGATAGTATCTTGTCGTCATCAAGTTTTTGTAATTCTTCTGATTTCATATCTAAACCATCTCAATGTAAAATTCATCGACTGCATCTACTGGTGTCCAGACACCTTCGTGAATGTGATTGGCGAGTGCTAAACTCATTACACAGTCGTCAAAGCAACCACTCTCTGCTTCCATACCGCCGCTGTTAGTTACGATGTATGTGAGCATTTCGCGGATAGTGACTTTATCGTTAAGTTCGATTGTTCCATCCCTCGTCGTTGCCCTCAGTTCATCGATGACAAGTGGTTTGGTTTTGGAGGTTGTTGTGAAGCCGAGTTTTACGGTCTCTTTGTCTGTAAGTTTATCGACTTGGATCTCAGTGTAGAAATTTGGATAAGCCATGTCCTTGCCGAGCCTTGTGCAGGTCAGTATGCCGTGGCTATTGTTCTCTACAATTATGAGAGCCTCGTTGAAGAACGTACCTAAAGCAAAAAGAACTTCTGCAAAGTAGTCAGGATGTACTCTGGCTCGATATACGGCTACTTGCCTTTTCTTTGAGTCTAAGACCTGTGCTACAGACCAGTCTCCACCGGACACACCCATGGCAACATCTGCACCAATGGTATATTTCTCTCCGGCGTCGTGTTTCTTGTAGAGTGATAGTTCACCTCGAAGGTTCTCTAGCCACTCATCGCCTTCGAGAGCCAGTCGATTGATAGGATCTGGAGCATCGTTGAGAGACTCTTGTAAGGTCTCTGGATTAAACACTGGTCTACCAGTTGTGAGAAAGGCTTCGTCAGCCTCGATAGGATACTCTTGTTTAAATAAGTCAATTCCGTTCTGGGCGATCTTTCGGCGCCTAAACATAAGTTGCTCATCATCAAGACCATACTTCTCAACTAGTTCTTCCTCTTCTGGTGTCTTCTCGAAGTTCTCAGGAACTGGTTCCCGATAGTCGGGGTCTAAGTGCCAAGGAATGAAAACAGGTATGTATCCATTTTTACCCTCGACGGCTCCCCTCCACAGATCATAGAAAACACCACTAACACCGTTAGCCGTACTCTCTACAAAGATTGCAGTTCCTTTTTTGTTTGGGACTGCTTGTGTGAGGCCATTCCAATTCTCTAGCGCAGTGGACTTAGCCCAGAACGCTATCTCAGAAGCATGAACATGGGTTAAGGTTTCACCTCGACCGATACTTTCACCTCCTGCCGTCGCAACAACATAAGAACTATCTAAGACGTCGAATGTAAGTTCACGGCGAGAGGAGTATTTAGTGTGAGGCTTTAGTAACTCAGGACAGTTCTCATGGTAACGCTTAGTCATATCAAACAATGCTCGAGTACTGTCAGAATGGTGAGTAATTACCAATGCCTTACAGGCCTTCCGTTGAGACACATTGTGATAGAGATAACCACCGCAATAGGTACTAAGACCTTGCTGCCTCGCCTTGAGTATTATGATACGAACTTTCCCCTCAGAATCTAACTGATTGTCTACTGCATCTTGAAGTAACTTTTGTGCAGGTTTCAATTTAAGGGGCTGTATGTCGCCGTCTTTAGTTCTGATCTTTAGGGCTGATTTTGCGTAGAAATCGAAGTCATCAAATAGTCGTTGTCTGATTGCTTTAAGTTTCTTGTCCATTTTGCTCTTCTTGCTCTTTGTCGCTGTCTAGTAGCGACTCCAAGAAGGCTTCGGCCTTACCGATTGTGACTTCGCTCTTAGCGGCAGGTTTTGTCTTAGTAAAATCCAAGACCATTCTAGCCGCTGTCAGGCGGTCTCTATTTTGTGCAGGTTCGCGCATAATCTCGACGGCTGTCTTGAGTGCTTCGACTGCAAATTCGTCGTCGATATCGTTTTCTTTAGCCATTATCGCAACAATCCTTTCAGCATCTGCTTTTGCTTTTTTTCTGATCGGCTTGATCATCTCTGCAGTGTAACCGTCTGGAGTTCCTATTGGGCGTCCTGCATTTTTCTTAGGCTTTGTTGACCACTGCTTTCTTAATGCGCGGCCTTCGGGTGTAGACATTAGTTTGGAAAAATAGTTCTGACTTCCAGACCGTGCCATTTTAGGGTTCTTCAGTTCCTTCTTCGGGGATTTCTTCCGAGGGTTCTTGGGTGCGCCCATATAAGTCTCCATATGTAGAAAAGGCCCCGAAGGGCCTCTTTACGCTGTTAGAATGCCGCTTGGCATGACATCTTCTTCTGGCTCCTCGAGCCCGAGGGATGCTAACATTCCCATGCCCATAACAGCGGCTAGGATTGTGGCAAACGGATGAGAGAAGAACTGGATCTTATTGTTTCCGGCTTTCCTAAACCCTTCTCGTATTGCTTTAGCATTGAGAGGCATAATCTCTTTAGCAAGTTTTGGATTCATTAGATACAACCACATTGGATCGACACTAAGTTCTGGAGTGTTCTGAGTGTATCCTTGATGCTCTTTAAGCACAGATGTCAAAGCGCGTACTGCAGATTTGTCGCCATCTTTCTCGGCTTGATTGATCCTCTTGAGATATAGGTACACATCCTCTCGAGCAAATATTTTCTCCGTTGGATTTTGTTGAGTGTATGCCTTGGAGACACCTGCTTGAAACGCGAGTATCTCAGCAATGAGAGGATTGTCTTTAGGATCTGTACCTTTAGCCTCAAGAATTGGTTTCATAACAGAACTATTGTAAGAGTTCCCACCTACTGCATCTCCATAAAGTTTTCCACTCATTGGGTTAAAAACTGTGTCATAGCCAAATTCACTCTTACCGTCTAAGTTGCCTTGAGTGAGAGCGTGTCCCATTTCATGCAATGCAAGATGTAGGGAATCTATGTGCCTAATTTTATTTCCTTTGAAAGATCCTTTAGGCTTAATAAAGAAAATATTACTTCCAAAACCTTTCATTGACTCAAGCCAAGTATGCCTAGCCATGACACTTGTTTTCCTAGTTCCGACCCTCTTTTGGAGTGCAGTACCAGAGTTCAACATTTCTGCAGTTATCCCAAGGAGTTTAGCGACCTTAAGAGCCGTATCAACGTCTTGGATACCGTTCTCGTACTTCGTACCTACTTTGCCTACTTCAATTAAGGCTTGGGCTTCTGGGAGGTTTTTCTTGGTTTTGGCTTTGCTAGGCTTTT